GTGATATTTCAAACAACTACATGTATTTTTTAGAGCGCGCGGTAAATCGTACGCGCCCACAATATAGACAGCAACTTATTGATCAGTATAAAGAATTTCGCACAATAATAGATACCGAAGATTTAGGTTATTGGGCGATTTTTCAAAGAGAGGCGAATATTTATTTTGTTTTTACCAGAAAAGAAAATTTTTTAGGTGCTGGCATAGGTCCTGGTATCCATTTTGGCAATAAAGCTAATAAGCCTTTTGGATTTATTCACTTGTCAGATCATTTTGGTTGCAATTACCGTCCTGTTTTATACACTTACGGCGATACTTTGTCTCAAGATTCTTATGCTAATATATATTCAGGTTCTAAAGTTTTTATAAATAATTTTCCAATCAATTATCCACCAGGTTATGAAGGTGAACGTTTTGACAACTTAATCCTTAAAAAGAATATCACGCCATCAATCCATTATTCTGTTAATGGTTTAAAACTTGATGCGTTTTTATGTACAAAACAATTTCAAGATTTGTGCAAGCCGATGACGTATCCTTGGGGTCGTGATACGAAGTTTCGCTATGAGATTAAGCATGATCCTGGCGATTCTAATCCTATATATAGCTCTGGAGATTTAAGCTTAGCCGATTCGTTACATTTTACCTATAATTTCGAAAATAAAGGAAAATATTATTTGATTTTACAATATGTTTTTCCAGGAATCCCCTATCCATCACATGAAGATAAGTACAATTTCCATGTATTGAATCTACCAATTTTAATAGATGGCTCTAGCTATTTTTCAGGCACAAAATCTCAAAATTGTGAGAATGGTTCTTGTAAGGATTATTCACCATTTAAAGACTGCTCAAGCTTAAATATAATTCAAGCTATAGGCTGTCATCTTGATAATTTCGGAATCGCTCTAAAGTCATATTTAGCTTATTTGTTTGTCCCCGATATTTCCGATTTAAAAGATTACTTTAAAAATTTCACCAATTCCATGTCAAAATCGCTAGGTTTTCTCTGGTCGCCATTCGAATTTACTATTAGCGTTTTAAAGTCAATAACAGATACAGGCAATTCTAATAATACTTGCGATATTGGTTATAATCTTAAGCTTTGTGCGTGGCGTTCCAATTTTCCGCAACTCTGGGATATTTTCCAAAAATTATTACAATCTGCTGTGGTTATAGTTTTAATCTATGCCTATTGGCGAAAAATCGCAAACATTTTTGATATAGATAGGTCATCAGAGGAGGCTTCAGAGTGATTTTTACTATAATAATTCAGATGATTTTAAATTTATTAACTTGGATTTTCGGCTGGTTTCAACTGCCAAAATTACCACAACCGTTACAAGATTCTTTAAATTATATAACTCAATTTTTTACTACACCAATTCAGATTTTTAAGAATCTATTAGGCAATGATTTTTTTAAGGTAGTTATAATTTTAATCATAACCTATATGTTACTATCACCACTTATGCACATGTCGCTCTGGTTATACAAGCGAATCAGAGGTTAGTTTTAATTTAAAATTTAAAAGGAGATTATTATGTCTGATATATTAAATTTCGTTAAAAGAGATTTAAAATTCCATATTGACGCTGTAAAAGAAAATTACCGCCTGTCAAAAGACCCCCTCCTCTTCAATCCTACAGGCATTCAGGCTTTCTACGGAGAACAGGGTTCGGGAAAAACAATAACGCTTATATATTTCGCAACGCGGATACGTAGGGCGTATCCGCATGCCGTAGTCGTATCTAACATAGTGCTTAAGGATATGATTCCGCTTAATTTCCACGATGACCCTCACCTCTTACTGGACTTTGTAAACCGCGGTTTCAATACAAGCCGATATTACATATTTTACCAATCTAAGCTTGGCTATGAGCTGGTCATAAAGCACGTGAAGAACGGTAAATATGGAGTCATCATGCTAACTGACGAGTACCAGAATTATTTCTCCAATCAGGATTCGCGCAACGTTCCTCCCTGGGTCATCGAACAGCACGCCCAGAACAGAAAACAGCGCCGTTTACATTTAGTCACGTCTCAAGATTATGATCAAATTAATAAACAAACGCGTCGGCGCTCTGATATCGCTTTCAAATGCAAGTCTATAGGACTTTTATTTACCAGAGGCGCGATTTTAACAATCTATTGGGCGTTTGACTCAAAAAAGCTAGATTTTAATAATTCAGGACGTCAGACTGGCGCTAATCCGCTTAAAATGGGCTGTTTCTTCCATTCTCAGAAGCTCAGAGATTCATATGATACGTATCAAGTAGTTTTCACAGGCGATGAAAATCCTAATGTATATTCTAGCTTTAATCAAAATATAAATTTAAATTATTCAGATATAAAAATTAAGAAAAAACGCCGCATTTTTCGTAAAGGGTAGCGGTGGGCTAACCGCGCTGTGCGCGGTGCCCGCCGATGTGTCCCCGCGCGCTTGCGCGCATACTTGATAATAGGGACACATTGTATGCGTTTACTACTGTTAAATTAGTTTCGGGGGATTTAGGTGGTCAGCAAATTTAGTGCTAGAGATAACGAAAAAATTATCTCTAATATAGTAAAGGTTTATCCACATATGACTAAAATTATAATTTATCACAATTCCTATAAAATTTATTTTGGTGTTGAAAAAAATAGAGATAATTCAGGTGAAACTAAAGTCTCTAAAATATCTCAAAAAATAAATGACAATCGTTCGCTTAGAAGAACTAAAACTTTAGTTAAAGATATAATTCTATGTAATCATTTTGATTATTTTTGTACATTTACATTTGACAAACGCAAACATAACCGTCATGATATTGAACATTGCAAGCACGTAATGCACATGTGGCTTAATCGCCAACGCGAAAAATCTCCAGATTTAAAATATATTATTGTTCCAGAATTACACAAGGACGGTGCTCTACATTTTCATTCATTATTCAAAAATTATAATGGTTATCTTAAAAAACTAAATCTTAAAACTAAATCTGGTAGAGATATGTATAATATTTCAAACTGGCGCGCTGGAAAAATCTCCTCTGCCGTTCCTATAACCGATAATCCAGAGGCTGTTGCTAATTATGTTTTGAAGCAGTATTTAATTAAGGATATGCCCCTTTTTTCAGGCAAAAAGCGTTATTGGTGTTCTCAAAACCTCAAACGCCCACAAACAACTGTAAACGGCGTTGAGGAGTTTGGCTTAGGTAGAATTGTTAGAAACACAAAGCCAGATTATATTAACGATAACTATGAGATTCAATATCACGCTAGCAGAGGTTCTAAAATTGATTCTAAAGAATTATTATTAGATTTACCGTTTTAATTTTTATTATTTAATCTTTTAATTTCATCTAATATTTTATCTAATCTATTATTTGTGCTGCTATTTATACTTGCAATAATTAAACAAGCTAATGCTATTACTACTATACAAATAAAATTAATACATAACATTATCTGAATGATTTCTGGTATTTTTTCTAGTGGTATTTTAAACAT